GGCGAGACTTTCTACATGGATCTAAAATTCGGCAACGATTACGCCGCCCGCGCCCTGTGCCGCGAGGCCGACGAAATTTTGTGGCCTTACGAGCCAGACGAAGACGAGGAGGACGACGAAGAATGAAAACATCATGGAGTTCCATAGCCCGCGAACAAGCGGACAAATCCCACAAGACCGAGGTGGACGCGCTCAAAGCCAAGCTCGCGCAATACCAAGCCAGCGTTGAGTCGCTGGAGAAGCAACTCGGCATCGCGCTCTCGCTCGGCAAGACGCGCATCCGCCCGCACCCGCTCTCCGTCTCGATGAGCGACAAAGCCGAGGCCGTCGCCATCGCGCTCGCCAGCGATTGGCATGTCGAGGAAACGGTCGAATCCGCCAGCGTCAACGGCCTCAACGAATACCGCCTCCCCATCGCCAAGACCCGCATCGAGAAATTTTTCAGCACCATCGCCCGCCTCACCGAGATCGAGCGCCACGGGGCCAAGATCGACGACCTCATCCTCTGGCTCGGCGGCGACCTCATGACCGGCATGATCCACGAAGAACTCGCCGAGTCGAACAGCAAGACCCCCACCCAAGTCATCCTCTGGCTGCAAGACCGCCTCGCAGACGGCCTCGCCACGCTCAAGCCCCACTTCAAACGCATCCTGATCCCGACCTCTTACGGGAACCACGGACGCACCACCGTCAAGCCCCGCCACGCCACAGGTGCGGCGCACAGCTACGAGTGGCTGCTGTATCGCATCCTCGAAGGCCGGTTCGCCGAGGACCAGCAAATCGAATTTCAAATCGCCGACAGCTACTTCAATTTCATGACGGTCTTCGACCGCCGCCTCCGCTTCCACCACGGCGACGGCCTCAAATTTCAAGGCGGCATCGGGGGCCTCACGATCCCTACCGAAAAGGCAATCGCTTCATGGAATAAGTCGCCCAACCGAGCCGACCTTGATCTCTTCGGGCACTGGCACCAATACCAGCAAAACCGGCACTGGCTCTGCAACGGCAGCCTCATCGGCTACAATGCCTACGCCCTTTCGATCAAAGCTTCCTTCGAGCCCCCCACGCAGACCTACTTCCTCCTCGATAAAAAGCGCGGACGAACCATGACCTCCCCCATTTACCTATGAGCTGGAAATCCCTCGCCAAGCGCACCAACAGCCTCCCCGAAGGCTGGAGCACCCCCGACGAAATCGCCTCCGACCTCGACTGCGAAATCTCCGAAGTCCCCAAAATCCTCGCCGCCGCCATCCGCGACGGCCAAGTCGAGAAGCAAAACTTTCCACACTGGCAACCCGGCAGCCGCCAACTCCTCTACCAAACCGGCTACCGCCAGCGCACCCCCGGAACCAAATCCTCTCCAACTCTAGCCACCGTCACCTCCATCCCCGGCATCCCCGACGACCTCCTGCCGCGAGTCCGCGAGAAAATCCTCGCCCACCCGCACAAAACCGCCTCCGGCATCCGCGACCTTTTCAGCTCAAACAACCGCCGCCGCCTCTCCACCCCGGCCATCCGCAGCCTCCTTGACAAGCCTCCCCACAATAGAAGGTAGATGCCCGACGACCAAACCATAGTCGAAGGCGATGCCGGCTTCCTCGGCATGGCCTCCCGCTTGAACCCGCTGCAACTCCAGCCGGGTATGGTCCAGTATTGCGAAAACATGCGACTCGACCGAGGCGTAGCCCAGACGCGCAAAGGCGCGAAGCGGGTGGCGGAGAACATCAATCCCTCGACGGATATTTTGCTATTGGATTTTACGCTCGGGACAAACCGCTCGATTGCCACGCTGACTCAAGTCGGCGGGCTGGCAACAGCGACCTTTTCCGCACCGCATAACCTCTCCAATTTAAGCTGGGTCAATATCACCGGCGCATCAGGCAGCGAATACAATGGGGATTTTCAAATCGCTGTGACCTCGCCAACAGATTTCACCTATTCCGTAGTCCCTGGTGCGCCAGGGCTCGCAGGCGGCTCGCCTATGGCCAACAATGGCCCTGTCGTTAAGACGACCTATGGCGGCGACATCATCCAGAGTGGCATCTACTCCTCGCCACGATTTGACAATGCACGGGAATACATTGTCCTGGCCGCGCCGTCGGAGTCTTATCTGTGGCGGCACGACTCGGCCACGGTGGAGTCGGTGGCCTACCCTCTTGGCGACACGATGGAGAACGGGGATGATGTCGAGATCGTGCAGGCTTTTGATAAGCTCTACCTGCTACGCACCAGGCCGTCGGATATTTCGCGCCGAGTGCAATCCATCTCCAACACCAGCGGCACCGCGCTGGTGACAATGGATGCCGCGCATGGATACAAGACGGGCGAGGTGGCGCGGATCAGTGATTCGGAAACCCTCGGATTCAATGGCGATTGGGTAGTGACCAAAGTAAGCGCCACCGAGTTCAGCTACACGCTGCCGGTCTCGGTGACTGATCCTGCTGCCGCTGGAAGGATCTTTGCCCGCCGGGTCTTGCCTGCTTTGGTCTGGGACGGGGATTTGGATAATAATTTTGAGCGCGTGGAGCAAGGGGCGCACCCACTAGGAGTGACCTACTCACGCCTGCCGAGCACCAGCATTGCGACCTACCACAACAACCAACTCGTCATCGCCCGCAACCGTGACGAGGTGCTGGTGAGCGATGTCTTTGACGCCGAGACCTACGACGCGGTGGCCAAGGCGTTTCGCGCCAACGCAGGCTCGAATGACTACATCGTCGGCCTGCACCCTTTCAGCGAATCGCAGATTCTCGTTTTTTGCCGTAAGAGCATCTGGCTGGCCACGGCGGTCATTGGTGCGGATGGCGTCTCGATTGATCCTGCCGCCTCCAGCCTGCAACTCCTGACAAATGAGATCGGTTGCAGCGCGAAGAGAACCATCACGACAGCGGGAACGGCAGTGCTTTTCTTGAGCGACCGGGGAGTTTATCGGCTCGACAGCCAGTTCGATCTCAAGCTGAGAGGGAACACCATGCCACTGAGCGATCCGATCGGCGACCTCGTGGCGACCATCAATAACAACAGCGTCGAGACGAGCAATGCGGTGTATTTTGACAACCGCTATTTTTTGGCCGTCCCAACCGGGGAGAGCGCGATCCCGAATGCGGTCTTTGTTTTCAACATGCTGAACTCCCAGTGGGAGACGAAGGATGTTTTCCCATTCGGCGTGGATCGGTTGCTGGTGAGCGACTACGGGACGCAGCGCCGCCTCTTTGCCAGCTCGCGCTACGGCAGCCTTTACTTGATCGACGAAAACGAGGACGGCAATGACGATGGAGCTTTTGGCAGCAGCCAGACTCCTGTAGCGGCCTCGCTCCTGACCCGCCGCTATGGTTGGGGGAATCTCAACGCCAAGCGCCTGCTGCGCGTCAAAGCCAGCACAGTCCTTCCCGCTGGAAGCGCCTGCTCGCTCGATGCGGTGACGACGGATTTCGACAATGACTTTGAAATCGCCGCCCTAAGCAATACGGCAGGCAGCCAAGAGGACTACACCCTCAAAACGCCGCTGCGCTGTAAAGCCACGGCCTTGGACCTCCGCTACCGCACCACGGCTGGCCGCCCGATCCTTCGACAAATCACCGCCGAGGCCGCTCTCACTGGCCCTGCCAGCTCCGAAACCCGCACCCTTAACTAACCATGGCAACACTCACTCCAGGCTACACTTTTACATCCGGCGAAGTCGTGACCCCGGCCAAGCTCAACAGCGCGGCGTCTCCGACACTCGTTCCCGCAACCGTCACAAACGCCGACATCTCGCCGACTGCGGCGATAGCAGGAAGCAAACTTGCCGATGCATCTGTAGCTACAGCCAAACTTGCCGATGCATCCGTAACCACAGCCAAACTTGCTGACGCATCTGTAGCTACAGCCAAACTTGCCGATGCATCCGTAACCACAGCCAAACTTGCTGACGCATCTGTAGCCACAGCCAAACTTGCCGACGCATCTGTAGCTACAGCCAAACTCGCCGACGCATCCGTAACCACAGCCAAAATCGCCGATGGCTCGATCACGGCTTCCAAGCTGGCCGGAAATGTGGACCAGTTGGCCACAGCCTGGGTGTTATTTCGCGGCGACATTGCCGATTCTGCTGTGGCCGGTGCTGTCTTTACCCGCCTCACAGATACTAAAATCCAAGTCACCCGCTCGACTGGCCATGGCCTAGCCAATGGCAACTGGATTACATTCCATGCGCTGACGGGCTTCTACGCTTTCTTAAACGGAACATGGGAAGTGCAGAACGCTACCGCGACGACTTTTGAGTTTAATTTAGCGGGAGCCACGACCCCTTCCGCAGCGGTCACATTCACCACAGCCAACCCCGCAGTCATCACTTGGACGGGCCATGCTCTCGCCGTAAAACAGACGGTTACTTTTTCCAGCACCGGCACCCTCCCGGGCGGCATCACGGCTGGAACCGACTATTTTGTCAAAACGGCTACAGCCGGGACGACTTTTACCATTTCACTGACCGACGGGGGGACGGCTATCGCCACCACATCCGCAGGCACGGGCACACATACCGCCACTCTCACCGGCGTGATGACTGCGCAGATTTTCAGACCCGTAGCCATCAACCGCAAATTTAACATCAGCAAAGTTGGCCGCCTTGACCTCGGCAAATACCGCGTCTTTTTTGAGACAAAGCCTCTGAGCGTAGATTACATTTCTTTAGGATCTGCCGCTGACGCAAGTGGCGACGCTGTAGGACTCGTTGGGGCTACGGCGCAGACCATCGACTACGCAGATATCGTCACAACAAATTCCGCAGGAACAAACGCCAACTACAACGCGGTGCGCTTAGTCGTGTTTGGAGGTTAATGCAATGCTCCCCTGGGAACGCGCCCGCAACTGGCATGACGAACACACCACCGAAACCTTCGAGTCCCTCCTCGCCTGGCACATGGCACACGGCCTCGTTTTCAACACCCCGCAAGTCTTCCTCCTCGCCCACGAAGTCCACTACTCCCCGGATACCAACACCATGACCTACGACCTCCCCCCCAACGCCTGGTTCGTCGAACTCGCAGCCTCGGTCGGCCACGCGAACTCCGTCCGCGAATTTCTCCGCGTCGCCACGCACCCCCAAGAGTGGGCGATCTGGCACCGCCGCAATTCTTTTCAGCCCCACGCCTACCCATGGGCCAAGCTCGCCCGCCGCGTCGGCCTTGAAAGGAGGGTTTCGTAATGGGAGGTTCCTCAGCACAAAAACCCAAGGAGCAAGCCGCTCCTCCCCAAGCGCAGCCTATCGACTACGGCGCTTTGATGGCGCAATCGCGTGGAGCCGCTAAAGAAGACTACCGCGACCAGCTCAACGCGCAGATCGAAGCCTATCCAAAGCTGGAGCGCCTTCAACTCGGCACGATTTCTAATCTTTCCGCAAACCTTTCTGGTGAAGGAGGAACCCTCTACGAGAATAAATGGGTGCCCGGTGAAACCACCGGCAAAGGCAAGAACAAGAAAACTACCGAAGGCCGCTGGGAAAAAGTCGCCATCGGCACCGCCGCGCCAAACCTCTACACCAAACGCGCCACCGACCAGCTCATTGCCGCCGAAGATCAGGTCGGCCAACTCGGCCGCATCGGCGACTACACCGAGCAGCTCGGCTACCAAGCCGCCCGCGACCTCGAAGGCACCGACATCGAGCGCGAGCTCCAACGCCAAGCCACCAGCGAACTCGCCCTCGGCCGCAGCCTGAGCCCCGAGCAGGAGCGCCAAGCCACCCAACAAGCCCGCGCAGGCATGGCTGCCCGTGGCCTCGGCGTCGGCACCGGAGCCCTCGCCGCCGAAGTGCTAAACCGCGATGCCTACGCAACCGAGCGCGAAGCGAGCCGCCGCAACTTTGCTGGATCCACCAATCAAATGCTCGCCAGCAACCGTCAAAACCGCATCGGCCAAGTCGGCACCATCCTCGGCCAGTCTGCCAACACCAGGATGAACCAAGCCAACCTCCGCAGCAGCCTCGCCGGAGCCAACATCACCATCGACCCCTACGCCCGCGCCATGAACCCCGCCCTCGGCATGGGGGCCAGCACCCTCGGCAACTCCGGCCAGATGATCGGCAACACCTACTCGAACGCCAACCAGATGGCCGGAAATGTCGCAGGCGTCAACGCCTCCATGCTCGACTCCCGCTGGAACACCGTGCAAAACAACAACGCCTCCCTGCAAAGCGCCTACATGGGAGCCAAGGCGAGCGACAATGCCTCAAATATGGGCCTCCAGGGAGCAGCCATGGGAGCCAGCGCCGTCATCGGAGCCGCCGCTGCCGCCTGCTGGGTAGCCCGCGCCGCCTTCGGCACGACCACTACTCGTTGGGTGGAATACCGCCGCGCCATGCTCCGCCATGCCAGCGACCGCACGATCCGCCTCTACTGCCAGCACGGCCAATCCATCGCCGCCGCCATCACCACGCCACTCCGCCGCCTCATCGCCCGCCTCACACTCCGCACCCTTCAATGGTCTTGGAACTAACAGAGAAAATCCGACTCGAAGGAGCCCACCGCGCCTGCACTCCAGAGCAAACGCTCGAGCGCATGCGGCCGCATTTCCACGCCGCAGGCATTACCCGCCTCGCCGAGATCACCGGGCTCGACCGCATCGGTATTTGTGTTGCCCAGTGCATCCGGCCCGATGCCATAGTGCTGGCCGTAGATTCCGGCAAAGGAGCCACTCCTGCCGCAGCGAAATGCTCGGCTATGATGGAAGGCTTCGAGCGCCATGTCGGCGAGACCAGCCGCCCTCGGCACATCCTCGCCACCGCAGCGCAGCTCGGCGACAAAGCCGAGACACGCCTGCCGCTCTCCAAGGGAGCTGTATTCCACCCCACCGCCCTCATGCCGTGGAGCGAGGTGCGCGGCCTACGGAGTGGAGCCGCCCGCATGGTGCCCACCGACACCGTGCGCCTCCTCGCCCGTCCAGACCCCGCTCCGCTTACCAGCCTGCCATTTGCCTTCACCAGCAACGGCCTCTCCTCTGGCAACACCTACGCCGAAGCTGTCTGCGGTGGCCTCTACGAGTGCATCGAACGCGACGCCACAGCCATCGCCCAGCACAGGCTACAAGATTTTCCCCGTGTCGATCTCGACACCATCACCGACCCCACCGTAGCCCGGCTCGTCCGCACACTGCGAGACGCCGACATCACCCCCGTGCTCCTCGATGTCACCAGCGACATCGGCCTGCCCACCTACATAGCCTACCTCATCGACTGCGAGAGCGGCTGTGGAGTCAATAAAGGCTACGCCGCCCACCTCGATCCAGCCGTGGCCCAAGCCCGCGCCCTCACCGAGACCATTCAAGCCCGCGCCGTATGGATTGCTGGAAGCCGCGACGACTTCCTCCACGCCCGCTACGAGAAGGTCAAAGCCACCGACTCCTCCGCCATCCTCGCCCGCCTCTACAAGCACGCCACCACCAGCGCAAACGCCCATCCCGACCGCTCCCGCGACACCTTTGAGGCAGACATAGACACCCTCCTTAATCTCCTCGATGCCGCCGGCGTCCCCGAGCCACTCGTTTATGAGTTCACCCACGACTACCCATGCAGCGTCGTGCGAATCATAACCCCCACGCTCGAAGGATACACCTTCGACTACTCGCAACCAGGCCAACGCGCCAGGAGGTCCAAATGAAAATCTTCCTCGGCCCCACACGCCCCGCAAATATCCCCGCCGATGCCGACCTTCGCCCCCCGGCGCAGCAAGGCGACATCGCCGCCGCCGCTCTCGAAGGTCCAGATACCATCCTCCTCATCGACGGCCTCTTTCACCAAAGCCTCGCCCCCTGGCACAAGGAAATCCTCTTCGCCATCGAGCAGGGATGCCGCGTCATCGGAGCAGGCAGCCTCGGCGCACTCCGCGCCGTCGAGTGCGCCCGCTACGGAGCCGAGCCCGTCGGCATCATCGCCGGGTGGTATGCCGACGAATCCTGCACCGACGATGCCGATGTAGCCCTCGCCCACGGCCATGCCGAAGACGGCTACCGCGCCCTCTCCATTCCAATCGTCAACCTCCGCGCCACCGCCGAGTGCCTCGTCGCCGACGGCCTCCTGCCAGCAGCCGACCTCGCAGGCAATCTCGCCACAGCCCGCAGCATCTACTATGTCGAGCGCAGTTGGACCCGCCTCCGCCAAGCCCTCGGCCCCGTAGCAGACCTCCTCCGCGAGAACTACCGCGACCAGAAAGCCCTCGACGCCGAGGAAGCCATCCGCCACGCCCAGCATGTCGCCGCTCCCATCCAGCGTGACACGCCCCTCCACACGCACAGCGCCTATTTCCTCGCCCTCCTCGCCAACGACCTGCCAACCGGCGACGGGCAACGCCAGCACCACCTCACCAGCGAAGCCGACCGCACCCTCGCCACCGACCGCCACCTCGTCTCCGAGTTGGCCCAACTCCTCGGCATCGTCACCACCCCCGAAGACATCTTCGCCGCCAGCACCCGCATGTGGCAGCGCCTCGGCATCACCGACTCCGCCGCCGCGCAAACCTGGCTCGCCGACCACGCCTGGACCGACCAGCAATGGTTCGCCCACGCCCAGCGCGAAGCCCTCCGCCAAGCCGCCCGCGATTGGCACGCCGCCACCGGAGCCTGCTTCGATACCGTCCCACTCACCCTCGCCCACAAACTCCTCAACCCCGCCTAACCCCATGCAATACGCCCCCACCGTCACCGACCGATCCGCCGAGATCTACGCCCAAGGAGCCAATAACGCCACCAACATCCGCGCCCAAGGCCAAGCAAATTTCCAAAACTCCCTTACCTCCTCCTTCAACACAGCCATGGGTATGGTCAATAAACGTATCGAGCAGAACCAAACCGACAACGCCAAGATGGAACAATCCATGGCCAGCGGCCAAGCCATGATGAGTCTCTCCGACAACTACGGAGACCAAGGCGAAAAATTCAAGGCTTCGCTTGGCAAAGCTCTCGAAGAAACCAAAGGCAACCCCAATAAAATGTCCGGCGCAGTAATGGCTCACCAAGCCGAGCTTGAAAGCATGCGACAAATGGCCCAGCAAAACAACCAATACACCCAAGCCCTCCAACTCGCCAAAGAGAAAGCAATCCTCGGCGGTGGTGGCGGCGGCTCCAACCCCGCCCTTTCGGTGGAGGTCGCCGACGGGGTTGACATCTGGCAGGATTGACACCCGTCAGTAAAATACCCCCATGGCCTCCACCGCACAAACTGCTTTTGTAAACACCGTGCCGCTGCCGCCGATGGACCCCAACGCGGATCCGAACGGATTCATCGCCCCCGGCAACGCGCTCATAGCTCTCGACCCAAACGAGCCCGCCGCAGTGCAGCAACCTGTCGGCAGTGCGATGGATGCCATGGACGGGCAGGAAGAGGAGCCATTGGACAATTTGGCTGCACAGCTTGCCGCAGGCAAACGCATTCGCATTACCAGCAAAGCGCAGTGGGCTGCCATGTCTCCCCACCAGAAGGAAGTCGTTCGCGCAGCCATGTCTTCCGGCGGGCAGATTACCTCCAACAATGCCGTGCGCATCTACCAGGATAGTGTGAAACGCTCCCGCGCCAACCAGGTGCAAACAGTATCGTTACCCGATGGCCGCACGGTGAACATGGTGAATAACCAGATTATCCCCGAAGCCAAGCAGCCCGATCCGGTGAAGATGGAAATTAAACAATCGGAAGATGGCACCTTAATGATGATTGATCCGCTCACTGGCAACAGCTTCCCAGCACGGAACGAAAGCGGTGAAGCTGTGCGCGGCCAAGCCAAGCTCTCGGCTACGCAAGAGGACAATATCAAGCGCCTGCAAATGCAGAGCGAAAATCTCGGCGCACGCCTTGATGCTCTCACTAATTTTACCGAAGGCGACAAGGTGGAATACGACACCCAAACCGGCAACTACGCCGCCGCTCCGTGGATGGGAACAAAGGTGAAGGCTCTGCGCACTCAACTGGAAAAGGAGAAAAGCGACTACGACAAGCGCATTGAAATCTCCCTGCGCCCCGTGCGGAGGTCTAATTCCGAAGAGCCTCAAGCAGCACAACCGGCCGCCACTCCATCTCCCACACCAAGCGCAACTCCTTCGCCCTCCCCGACGCCTGCCACCCGCTCCGCCGCACCGCAGGCTACTCCAAACCCCATGCCTACTCCTGATAAGTTTATCGTCGGCAGAGCCTACACAGACGCCAAGGGCAATAAGGCAATCTACCGTGGCAATGGAGTGTTTGAATGAGTTTTGATCCCTCCACAGCAGTCCTTCTCGAAGAGGACGCCCCGGCATTTGATCCCTCCTCGGCCGTCCCGCTTGAGGAGTTTGACGCCTCCTCGGCCATGCTGGTGGAGGACGCCCCCGCACTCCCCGCCGCCGTGCCATCCCCCGTGCCGCAGCCGGACGAGGCGATTGATTTCCTGCGCGATGCCGAGCGCAACGGCCAAGCCGCCGACGACCAAGGCATAAAGGAAGGTATCTTCCCCCAAGGCAGCACGCCGTGGAAGACCCTCGATGGCCGCCTCTACATTGACCCCGCCCGCTACAACATGGCCGTGGAGCAAATGTGGAAACTCGGCGTCATCGACTCCACCAACTACACCGCGCTCCTCAAGGGCACCGTTGACCAATACGACGAAGCGACCGACTCCTACATCCCAGGCGTAGAGAAAGCCACCGCCGCCCGCCGCGACCTCGAGCGCCGCGCCGGTGCCTTCCCTGAAGTGAAAGCCGCCGCCTCCGGTCTCATCAAGGGAGCCATACAGACAGGTGGAGCCATCGTCGCAGGCCCGGCCGCTGCCGCCGCCACCATCCCCACCGGTCCCGGCGCTATAGCCGTAGGCATCGCCGCAGGCGCAGGCGCAGCCATAGGCTTGGGTGCCGCCTACGACAAAGCCCTCGAAGCCTCAGCCAAGGAAAGCGACTTGCTCGATAGCTTCTACGCCGCCAACCAACTCGCCCCAGGCTACAACTCGGCCGGCCAACTCGTCTCGATCCTCGCCCCCACACCCGTATCCATCTCGCGCCTGGCTAACGCAGCCAACCTCATCCGCGCCGAGAAAGGCGGAGCCGAAGCCGCCAAGTTTATCAGTGGAGCCCTTGGCACTGGAGCCTCCATAGGCGTGGGAACGGATGTCGCCATCCAAGCCGCCAACATCGGCCTCGACAAACTCATCCACCCCGAGATCAACCCCTTCCTCGCCGCCGAGCAATACCGCCAGACAGGCCAGCAGCCGCAGCAACGCCCCGAGTTCGACCCCGCCAGCACAGCCATATCCGGCACCCTCGGCGCACTCACGGCAGGCATCGGGGTAAAGGCCCGCAACCGCGTTTACTTTGCCGACGAGCTGCCCATGGTGGAGCAGAAGGTAAAACTCGGCACGGCCACTCGGGAAGAAGCGGCGGATTACTTCTCCATGCGGCGCACCGTGGAAATCCTACGCGAAGACCAACGCCTCATCGACGCCGGAGCCATCGCCAAGAGCACCGTGGACTTCATGGGCAAGCGCGTGCTGGACACCAACACCGTCATCAATCCCCGCTTCCAGCGCGACATCCTCACGCAAGCCGGATTCGAGCCACCAGTTCCCGCTGCCCCCCGCCCAAGCCAACCCGCCATCCCCTACGCCACCGAGAATCCCCAGGCCGCCATCCCCATCCAAGGCCAACCCGCCGCCTACACCGGCCAAGCGTTCCTCAACCGTGGCGGCGCAGCCCCCGCCTTCCAAGGCGGCAGCAACGCCCTGCCCGGCCCCGAGGGAATCCAAGCCCTGCCCGCCCCGGCAGCAGTTAACCCACAGGTTAACCCGCCCGTGGTATCAAATGATACCTTCGACCCTTCGACCGCCGTTGAGATTCCCCCCGCCGCCTCTGCCCCAGTGGCAAGCGCAACGACCGCGCCTGAACCGACAGGCTCACCCGAATTGATCAGCGGGGAGGGGGCATCTGTTTCAGATATTGCAGGAATGCCTACCGTGGATTTTCCAGTAGCGCAGCTTAGGCTCTCCAAAGATGTGCCGAATTTTAAGGAGAATGCCGACCCAAAGACTGGAGTGGTGCAGGGCGAGGCTCTACAAGGCAAGGTTGATAGGCGTGGACTTGCCCCAATCATTGCCTGGCGAAGACTCAATGGAGATGTCGAAGTTATAAGTGGCCGCCACCGGCTGGACCTCTTCCGCAGAAATCAAGAGGAGACAATACCTACCCAAATTTTTAATGAAGCCGATGGCTTTACCAAACAAACCGCACTAACATTAGATGCAGAACTCAATATCCGTGATGGACAAGGAACTACCAAAGACTATTCCAGCTACTTCCGAAACGCCGGACTCACCTATGACCAAGCAACAGAGAGAAGCCTTCTTTCGAGGGCTAAAGGACGTGCCGGATTCTCAATCGGGGCGATGGGCACGGATGATCTCTACGCGCTACATCAATCAGGAAAAATCTCCGACGCCAAGGCCGACGCCATAGCGCTTGCCGCTCCCCGCGATGTCGAACTGCAACGCATAGGCATCACCTACGCCAAGGAGTTCTCCCCCGAGGCGCTCACCCAACTCATCCGCACCAGCCAGCGGGCCAAGTCGCCAACCGCCAAGCAAGGCGACCTCTTCGGCAACTCGGATGACAACCTCAACAAGGCCGTCGCCTTGGTGAAGGCCAGCCAAGCCCGCATCCAACTGATCGACAATCAAATTCTCAGCGTGAAGGGCGCGGTGAAACGACCCGAAGCCGCCCGCGAAATGGGAGTGGATGTCAAAAATCCCGAAGCCATCCTGGCAAAGATCGCCGAGCTGCAACAGGCCCGGGAAAAGTATGTGAATTTCCTCGACGACCCCGCCACATTGGCAGAAGTGCGCCTGCTGGCCTTTGGCGAAGAGCAAGTGCCGCTCTTCACGCAAACACAAGACCCGTTCAACCTCACCAGCGATCCCGTGCCGCCCGCCACCCCTGCCAGCGCCGAAGACGCCGAGGCCGCCCGCCGCGCAGCCGCAATCAAGGACGGCTACGACAGCACGCCCTCGATGTTTGACGCAGGCCCGGCACCCAAATCCCGCAGCAAGTCGATGGCCGACGCCGGACCGCAAGCGCCGGTCATGCCCGCCGCAGCCACCATCCCCAAGCCCGCGCTCAATACCTACAACGACGCCCAAATCTTTGCCGACTATCCCGACGCCGTTGGCGTAGTGCGTGCCATGAATGGCACATGGACCATGCCGCTCATCCTCGGCGGCCTGGACAAGGTGCCGGTAGTGGAGATGCCCGAGGCCGTGGAGTTTGTCAAAGCCCTCTCCGGCGGCAGCCCCAAAGTGCAAATCCCCCGCAAGCGCAATGCGCTGGGGAGCTTCAGCCCGAACGGCCAAGGCGAGACCACCCTGCACCCCGACCTCATCAAAGCCGGTGGCGAAGCCTCCGCCATGATGGTCTTCATGCACGAGGCCGGGCATCTCATCCAATTCATGGACGACTTCCGCATGGAGAAGGGAAATCTCCTGGGAATCATCGCCGGATCCAAGACGCTTAAGCACAGCATCCCGCTGGATCCAAATGAAGCGGCAGGTAATCCCATCACCAGCAAGCAACGCGAAGCCATACGCCAGAAAGCCGAAGCCGACCTCCGCGCCTCCCTCGAAGGCGAGGTGCGCAAGGTCATCGTCAACGAGCCCATCTACGCACAGAGCGGAGTCACGCCCGAGATCGTCAAAGGACTCTTCGGCCTCGACGCCCGCGAGCAGTGGCCGGAACTCTACGATTGGTTCGCCCGGCAAGATGGAGCCACGAAAGCCAACATCGTCAAGCAGGCCATGAAGGGAATCCTCGACAGCCGCCTGGCAAAGTTCCAAGTGCAAGGCGAGCAGATCGGCACCAACACCCGCGAGGAAACGCAGACCGTCGGCGGCCGCGAGCCGACCCAGGACGAACTCCGCGAAGCCTTCCACTCAGCCATGCGCAGCGAGATGAACGCCCGAAATGTGGCCGACCTCAAATACATCCGCCAAGAACTCATCGACCTGACCAAATGGTGGAAGCCCTTCGACATCACCCGAGCCACCCCCGAGCACCTCGCCTACCGCTTCAGCCCCGAGGAACTCTTCGCCGACGCCATGAGCGTCCTCCTCAACAGCCCCGCCGACCTCAAAGCCCGCGCCCCCATTTTCTACGACACCTTCTGGAACAACCTCGACGCCCGCCCCCAAGTCAAAGCCAAGCTGGTGGACATCTACGACCGCATCAACAAAGGCCGCGACGCAGTGCTGGATAAGCGCCAAGCAAGGGATTGGGAGAACTATGGCAAGGGCGACCAGGCATTCCTCGACGCGTTCAACAAAGCAACCTCCCGCCGCGAATCCCTCACCGGGCTTTGGGAAGGTCTCAAGGATCAATACTACGACGAATTTTATCCGCTCACCTCGGCCATCGAGCAAGGCCGCAAGGAGGGCAAGCTACCGGCAGCCGAGAACGATCCCTATCGATACCTTACCGAGGAGCACCCCATGGCCGACGGCCGCCTGCAACTCCGAATGATCGATATGCAGCGCGTGCTCATGGGCCTCGATAAGGTTGGCATGCCGCATTACAAGCTCGACGATTACCTGCGATACACCCGTATTGCCCTGGAGAAATACGAAGTCACCAAAGAAGTGGACGGGCAAATGGTCACGCTGGGCTACGAGTTGAGCCCTACCAATTTCAACCCCGAGGGGGAAACCCAGCGCACCGCACAAGACCGCCTTGACTACATGCAAAGGAACATGTCGCCAGAGCAGTGGGCTGTCTTGCAACAATCGGCCAAGGATTTTCGAGATCAATTCCATGAAGTTGTGAAAATTTACTGGGAAGAAGGAATGCTCTCAGATGAGCTATGGGAGAAGTTTAACACCAACGACAACTACGCCACCTTTACGGCTATGGAATATGTGAAGGGCTACACCTCGAGCCGCATGGTATCCAGGCAAGGCACGACCAAGCCCATCTACCGCCCCACGGTGGAAATGCCTAAGAAGATGGTGAGTATGTTTCGCGCCGCTCAAAGCAATAAATTCAAGCGTGTCATGGTGCCGCAGCTTACGAAGGTAAATCCTGACATTGCCAAGCCCGCGCCCATGAAATTCAACGGCAAATTCATGGAGCCGCAAAAGCCTACAGAAGACGGTTACGAACTGGTCACCTGGCGGGAGAAGGGCCAAACCGTAGGATCCCATGTGCGCACCCGTTGGGCCGAAGCCGTCAACCACCACTCCCCGGCCATGGGAGATGTCATCCTCAAAAGCCTCAACTGGGGATTCCGCGAATCCGTTTACAAGCTCATCATCCAACACAACCCGAACTTCCAGCTATTCACGGGGCCGGTGAAGGACTTTGGGCGCGCATTGGTGAACCAACCTGGAGGCATCAAAGGCAGGCTGTCCCTCATCAAGAACATGACGAAGGAAGTGCTGGCCCTATCCCAAAGCCGCGACGGCCGCCGCGTGCTGCTGGAATTTACCGGCACATCGCTCGCCGGTATTGTTGGGGCTACAGGTGGAGCAGCGTTGGGAAGCGCAGCGGGTCCGGCAGGCATGGCCCTCGGTGGGGTCGTGGCTGGCAATGCTGCAACCTATGCGGGATTTTTTGTTGGTCGTATGTTTGCCGCTGCCATCGAGACACTGCCATGGCTGCCGGACGATCCCTCCGCCTCGGTGGATTGGGCACGCGGCGACCTGGGGCGCAACGCCCTCATGCGCGAGATGATCGAGAACCATGCCATCGGCGGGCCTTGGGCCTACCTCGGGCGCGGCACAGCCACCAGCAATCCAGACAAAGCCATCGATGCACTCATGGCAAAATTCAATGTCGGCGGGGAAGCAAAGTCCCTCCCGTGGATTTACAGGCAGGTTGCCAACTATTTTAATGATGTGGAATTTGCCGGTCAAATCCTGCAAAACATCCCCAAGACATCGAGCTATGCCGTGAACACCCGCACGCTCAAAATGCCTAAGTCCAAGGCCGCCTACTGGGTGCGCAACCATATCGGCCTTCCCAACACCGCCAAGAAAGGCAAGCACATCGGCAACTTCCAAGCCCTCGCCCCGTTTGCAAACATCTTTGTCCGCTCCTTTGAAAGCATGGCAAAGCTCCTCGGCGGCAAGGAGGCGGCCACCATGTCGCGCAAGGAATACATCCTCGCCTATTTCCTACTGGGCTTCGGAGCCCTTCAAATCCTGCAACGCATGGCCAAGGAAGGAATGCTTGGGGAAGACCTGGAGAAAGCCTATGCCGGAGCCAGTGAATACGACATCACCAATAAAGTTGTCGTTCCCCTGGGCGCCGTCGATTCACCGACTGGTTCAAAGTCCGCGCTTATGACTTTGCCGGTGGATGATAACCATCGCTGGATAGGAGCAATCTTTTCCAAGACCACAAAGGCCATGTGCCGCATGGCGCAAGGCCGCCCGCTCGACATCGGCGGTCTGGACATTCTCACCGGCATGACGGCATCTTTGCCTGGGCAAAACCCCGTCATCGAAATTGGCGACAAGTGGGTCCAATTTTTCAGCAACAAGGATCCCGTGGACCACCGCAACCAGCCTATCCTTTCCGAGGACGAGAGGAAAGTAGGCGGGCTCTACGCTTTCAAGCCTATGCTGGGCTGGACCCTCAAGGAATCCGGCGTGGCCAACTTCTTCAAATACGATCCGAGAGCTTCCACCTTCACCGAGGCCGCCGTCGGTTCCGTGCCGGCATTCAACCGGTTCTTGAAAATCACCGACACCGGCATGCGTGAAGACCAGCGCCAAGCGGAAGACATCGAAGGCATCGTCAAAGCCAGATACCGGCTCAACATGCCGCCCCAAGTCACCGCACTACGGCAAGAATACTTCTGGCTCCGCACACGCGGCGAAGCACGAACCATGCGGGAGAACGACCGCTACAGCGACCTCCAGGTGTTTGAAAACCTTTTCCAGCGAAAGCTCGAAGAGGCCGACACCGAGGAAACCCTGGGGAATCACTCCAGCGCCCAAAACGCCATCCGCGAAATCATCCGAGAAAGCAACGCCGCGCCCTACAACCGCCGCTAAAGCGGCTTCGGGCGGTTAATGAGATTGTGGTAGTGATTAAAGGTGGTCTGGATGTCCCTGTGCCGGAGCAATCGGCTCGCCACCTCGATACCATCCCTCGCCGCAATCTGAGCGCCGTATTCTTTGCGCAGGTTGTAGGCTCCCTTCTCCCCGTCGGGAATGTAGAGCCTCACAAATTCATTTATGCCGTAATGCGTGACATTGTAGGCATCCGTCGGGCTGGTCCGTGGCACCACATACTCGCCCTCTTCTCCCAATGCCGCCTTAATGAGCCTCAGTAACCGAGCCCTTACCGGCACGCGGCCGCTTCGCCCCTTTGGTTGCCAGTCATCCCGCTTGATGAGCACCAGATCAGCCGTCCCGTCAGGCTGCCAATCCACCCAAGCCCATTTCAAAGACTCAACCTCCTCATTTCGCAGGCCCGCCTTGCGCATGAGCCAGTAAACCGCCCAAGCCCGCGCATCCCGCCGCCGCAGCGGGATCCTCGCCGCCCGATCCATGCGCCGCAGCGCCTCGCGGTCGATAGGCTGATAACCCTCCGTCGTCGCCGAGCCCCCCGACACCGCCCAAAAATCGGCCAAGTCCGGCAGCTTCAAATCTTCAAATAAGTAAAATCTTTTTTTCGCAACGACACTCTTCACCGTTTGGACGTCGGTATGAATCCCACTCTCCGAGCGCCCCGCCTTTTTCTGCGTGGCAATCCATCCCCTCAGCGCGGAGGAAGTCAGCGTTAAATGCGTGCTCTGCTCCTCCCAGTCATTCCGTCCAGTCACCGCCCGCACATAGGCAACAAAGCGACTAAGACTCTTTGTCACCGACGCCGCCGGTCCATGCTGTCGGTAAATCTCGGCAACTTCACCGCACTTCGCAAAGCCAGGCCGCTTCACGACCGCCGCAATTTTAAGATCGTCGGCTGTCGCCAGCGCCGCAGCGATAGCTTTGGCTTTAGATAGTGCCGCAGCCCGCCCGCTCGCAGACTGAATCCGGACGCCAGTAGATTTTGCCACACGTTTGCCATTTTCCTGCACGCGGAAATACCAAGCATTCTTCGCCGCTCTCCACTCCACCGTAATCTCGCCATGTTTTCTCATTATATTGTTTCCTTAGTCAGAAAGGTAAAATTTGCCATCCGGGTCGCCACTACAGGTCGCCACTTGGCCTTAATAAACAAAGCAATTCACGCAAGCATTGCAAGCCCCCAAAATCCAATAAACGGCAATCTTCTGAGTGCTACAGAGGGAAAACGGCACAAGGATGCCACTTTAAGGGAAGGGGGGGAGTGCAGCCATGTGGAGTCGAACCACAAACCTTCTGATCCGTAGTTTGTGGATGGTGCGTTCATTATTAGTGAGTTGTGTTTAGGGTCACCACTTTGGAGGCCACTTGCTACTTGCGGATTTGTCGCCATTCTTCGGGGTCGGGGCGTTCGGGGCGGCCGGTGGCGGTGTTGAGTTGGTGGCGGATCCAGGCGCTGAGTTTTTCGGGTTTGGCGGCGCGGACCCAGGCGCTTTTTTCTTCGGGGTAGCAGAAGAAGAGGATTTTGGAGGTCATGTTTTCGGCGGACTCGGGGTCGCGGGCGTTGTTGCGGTTGCCGGTGTTGCCGTGGGGCTCGTTTAGGTCGGGTGTCATTGGTTTATCGGGATGGGATGTTGTAAAAGGATTTTCTCGGCGCTGGCTATTGCTTGGGCGAGGTAATGCAGGTTAGCGGCGAGGGTGGAGGGGTTTTCTATGTCGCGCAATATGAGTTTTGCCGTGTCGGTGAGGAGAGCGAGGGCGTTGTAGAGTTTGAGGGTTTCCATGGGTTGGGTGCCGGAAGTCGTCCGGCGCGGGTTGAGTTTTTATGGGGTGGGGTTGGTTTGGGTTTGAATTTTGCGCCCATCCGACATGCCGAAGGCATGCGCGGGGGTAATTACCGGCCGGCCGTTCACCAGGGCGGGCAAGATTTCGGCGTCGTCCTGGGCAAGTTCGGCCTCCGTGGTGATGCCGGGCTCGATGTCGAGACGGGCAAGCGCCGCCTCCATCGAGGAGGCGGCGCTGGTGAGTTGCTCGGTGGTCATGTGGTTAGTGGTTCCATCGGCTCGAATCGATGCGGCGTTTTCCGATTACTAAAGTTCCATTTTGGGTTATGCGTCCAAGTCGGCGGCCATGTATATTTTCCGGTAAAGGGCTGTTTGTTATTGAGTCAAAATATGGAACATTCAAAACCCACTGGCCAGACCAATACCAAACAAAACCCTCTAAATCGACGGCTCTCTTGTAGGTGTTTCCAAAACTTTCAAACATCTCTCCTGCCCAGCCGTGAGGGATGGGTGCTTTGATGCTTTCATCAACTGGCTGCGCGTCAAACATGGAAGGAGTGTTTTCATATCCTCCGGCTCGCACGGTGGCGGCGCGGGCCGCCTCTTCTTCCCGTGGGGAGAGGATTTTGACGGGTGCCGCGATGGTTTGAGAAATGAGATTGAAGGGCATTTCTGCCTCGGGGAATAGTTCGGTGCTCATTGTATAAGAAGAAGGGCTTTTTCCAGATCATGAGCCAACGCTTTTCGGACGCTCGCGGCGTATTTTTCGGAGTTTTTTCTAATTACTGCGGCCTGCTCATCAGCATCTTTTACAATTCGCGCCGCTTGCTCTTTTGCAAGCGAGATCGCGTCTTGCTCCATTTTGCGTGTTTCTGCCCATCCTAACTGGGGAGACATATCGCCTCGGATGTCGCGTTCAATGTAAGGGATTTGATCCTGCAGCCATGGTCCGCAATAAGAATCTGGCCCGAGTTTGTCTGCGCAATCGCGCAAAATGCAAAGTTCGTCGTTTTTATTCATAAATAAAGGCGGCGAGGGGATCGGACCCTCGCCGGGTTGGGGTTAGGCGGCTTTCAGTTTCTTCATTTCCTCGGCCAGTGCCCAGAGAGCGCGGTTGACGTTGGTGTTTTGGTCGATGCCTCCGATTTCACGGGTGCGGCGGCGGGCTACGAGGCGGCCGTTTTCGTTGCGTTGGACGTAGCGCAAGCCGCCTTGGATCAGGTTTTCTTGCACGGCGTTTAGGGTGTTCCACATGGTGGGCTCGGCGTCTTCACGGCGGCGAAGGGTCAACACCTGGTCAGCGGTGACGGGTGCGGGTTTGTCGGCGTCGTTGTATTTGGCTACGAGGGCGGCGCGTGCGAATGCTGTTTGCTCGCCTGGGGTGAGCCTGAGGGTGGACATTTCGCGGATGCTCTCGGATACCTCGGGCAAGCGGTCAAGAATGCTGATGCACCCTTCGATAACTTGGCCTTCGATGTTTCCTTTGTGTGGCACGCGGATGTCGTCGATGAGGTTTTCAGCCACTACCATTCCGTTGCCGCAGATGAGGCGGAAGACGCCGGCCATGAGGCGATATGCGGATGTTCCATCGTGGGAGTTGAGCAGAACAATCTCGTTATGCGTGCCGCCGACTTGGAGCGGCTGGCTGTCGTGGCGGAGGCGGATGAGATGTTTAGTAAATCCGCGTTTGTCCTCTTCCCGGCTGCCGCCTTGCATGACTGCGTAAGGGCGGAAGCCTTCACGGGCGAGGCCCGCAAGAATTTCGCTGGTTGGAATGTATTTGTAAGCGGCGGACCGGCTGCCGTGTGCTCCCTCGGCGAATACTGAGGGGGCAATCTGGCGGAGGCGTTCGGGCTCAATGGAGCCGGTGCGGCTGGTGAAGTTTACAGCGCCGTTGCTGCGTGTCCTGGCGAATCGATTGATTGTCATAATATGGGGCCTTTCTTAGATGGTGGGGTCGAGTTGGGCGGCGGTGATGGCCAAACCGATAAATGCGGCGGTGCCGAGGATGAATGCGGCGGGGTTGCCGGTGGTGGCGGTGGAAGCGACGCCGATGGCGAGGCTGATGCATGATGCGGTGGCGAGTGCTACCGCGAGGATGTTTTTTACTTTCATTTTTTCGTTCCCGGATGTGCCGGGCCATTTTTTATTTTCCAGTTTCGCTGGACCGTGGCGGGCCTGTTGTGGCTCGCTTGGGAATGAACATATAAAGATTCAAAGAGGGCGCAAGAATTATTTTTATTTTTTTTGAAAATATATTTTTATAAAACGCTTGACAGCGGCGGAGGCCGATAAAATCAAGCTCTGCGGGTGGCTATGGGAATTTTGCGAGCGGTTTTTTCTTTTCGTAGCCCCAATATATTTCTTGGACGGGGGAAATGATTGCGATCCTTTGCGGGGGCATTTCGTCGGCCATGAACATCTCGGCGGCGCGGTCGCCGTTGCGCCAGCGGGCGCGGAAAATGTGGGCGTTGGCTCCGGTCTCGGGCCAGCGTGGGCGGCCGCTTGCGGTGAGGTCTGGCCGGATTTTTAGGGTGACGGGGGCAGCGCCGAGGACGTTGCCGTTCCAATCAACAATTCCGCCGGGCGGGCTTGTTTCGATGAGAATTTCCATGGGCTGTGCCACGGGCAGGGCTCGCGGGGCGTAGGTCTCGCGGGGCTGCGGGCTGGCGCATCCGGCGAGGAGGAGGGCGAGCAGGGCGAGAAATGGTTTCATGGGCTGGTGGCTGGTGGCTGGTGGCTGGTGGCTGGTGGCTGGTGGCTGGTGGCTGGTGGCTGGTGGCTGGTGGCTGGTGGCTGGTGGCTGGTGGCTGGTGGCTGGTGGCTGGT